GGTTTTGGTTAAAAGGAGGTGTAACAGCCTCCTTTTTTTATTACATTTGAAAAAAAAAGAGCATGATAACTCAAAGTTGTATTACTACTGGTTATTTGAATAAAGTTATGATAGCAGATTGCTGTTGTGATTTAACTTGTATTTTGACAACAGATAGTTTAGAAAGTGAAAACTTATATAATTTAACCTTTGCCTCAACAAGTTATACTATTTCAAATGTTTTGATTGATGGAAATCCTCCATCATTTCCAATTAGCATACCACCAGGAGTCGGCATTCCTCTTTCATTTACTATTTGCGCTCCAAGCGGTGATATTACAGATACCTTAGAAATCATTTATGATTCTGATTCAGGAATTACAAATGAAATATTTACAATTGAAACTGTTTTAGATTCAATAATGAACCAAACAAGTTTTAATTTTGGGAATATTGGAATAAATCAATCTACCTCATTTTCATTTTTATTCAACTATTTATCTTATGATTTTTTATGTTGCAATGATTTTTCACTTGCCTCTTTAACAGCACCTTTTTCAATAGACCCTTCGAGTTTAACTAATTTTCAAATATGCAACAATACAAGTGTTGCGGTACAAGTAAACTTTGAACCAACCACTGTTGGCGATTTTTCAGACACATTGATAATTTCAATTAATGAATGTAATACCATAGAAATACCTATTACTGGAAGGGGTATTGAACCTGTAACTGGAACTACAAATGGTCAAAAGAATAAAGTTGACCAAACTACAAGGGTAGAGGCTTGTTCTCCTCGAACAGCAAATAATCGTTGTCAGACTGCTCGTACAATGCAATCTGCAATAAGAACTAATGCAAGAAGATTTGGTAAACGATAAAAAACAACAATATGATTCAGTTTGAAGAAAAATTAGATGGAGTAAATAACGATATTATTGTAGCCATGAAGAAACTTTGGCGCAACATATCGCCACAGATTATTCAAATACTTGCAGGAAAATGCACAGATGAGCAAGTAAAACACATCATAACGCAAGGTGGTAAATTAGAAGACGTAAACTATGCAAGAGCATTGGCTAATCTTTTTCCAATTTCAGCTAAATCAAACCGTAAAATTGCCAAGCCAAAATTTGCTGATTATCTTAAAAAAGGTGAGGGAGCATTATTTGTAATTACTTCTAATGGATTTAGGCATAAATATGATGCTAAATTCAAAGTAATCATGGATTGGGTACTTGAAGAAGTTCCAACAATATCGCTGGAAGTAGTTGAAAACGACAAATACGCTACATTCTTTTTCTACATCAAAAAGAAGAAAGAGAAAGAGGATATAATTGAGGAAACTCCAAAAGAGGAAACGCCCAATGAATGAACTTAAATATTTAATAATTCATTGTACTGCTACTCGTGAATGGCAAAATATCACGGCTGATAGTATAAAGGCTTGGCATACAGACCCTCCTCCTGCTGGTCGCGGATGGAGCAAGGTTGGTTATTCTGACCTTATTTTACTTGATGGTGATAGACATCAATTTGTGCATCATGATGGTGATAAATTTGTTGACTTAAACGAGATAACTAATGGCGTAAAAGGAATGAATAGAATTTCACGTCACGTTTGTTATGTTGGTGGGCTTGATTCAAGTGGAAAAAAGTCTAAAAATACCTTGAATAACTCACAAAGTCAGACTCTTGAGGCCATAATAAGAGAGGTTATTGCTTATCAGCCAAATATCCTGATTGCAGGACACAATCAATTTGACAATAAGGCTTGTCCATCGTTCTTTGTACCAACTTATCTTAGAATGATAGGAATACCTGAAAAAAATATTTACACTAAAGACCCATACGGATATGCTACCAAGTTGTCTTGATAATTTAATTGGCGTAAAATGCCTTTCTGTAAATCCTAAAAGCGGATTATGGATAAATGACCTTGAAGGAATCAATATCCGCATGGCGGCAGATATTGCCGATAGTGGATATATGAGTGGTCTACAACTGCTTGAACAAAAGATAAATTTTGCTTCTCAGCTTGTAATGCAAGAGCTTAGTGGCTTTCTGCTTCCTTATTTCAGAGTAAATAGCGCAATTGATGAGCTTTTGGTTGGTGATTTTAACGCTAATTATCTTCCTTCGTTTTCAACCGACAGGGGTATTAAGGCAACAGTTAAAAATACCCGCATGATGCGCGTTTTTGTTGGGGAGGTTAAAATAAGAATCCAACAAGCTAACTTTAGTCATTCCTTTCAGATTGTAGATGGCTTTAATTCTACTTCTTTTCCTTTTACAACAGATGCAAATGGTGAAGCAAGTGTTTTTGCCAATTACATATCATCTAATCGTGAGATTTATATTTTGATGGACAATACGGCTATCAATCCTGCTGATACCGATGTAAAATCAGGTTGTAGTTGTTCATCCAAGTCATCTCAATTTATGCTTGTGAATGGATGGAATGGTTCAAATGCAGGAAACAATTCTTATGGAATTAAGGCTCAACTGACGGCTGAATGTAAGATTGATGAGATGATATGTATCATATCTCAACATTTACGCTTCCCGATACTTTACAAATCAGGACTTGAGATTGTAAAAGAAGCTAAGGCCACTGATAGACTTAATTCTGTAACTCTTTTGGACAACGACAAAATAAACTTTTTGTACGAGGAGTTCAGCAATCAATACGATAGACACATGAAGATTATCATAAACCAATTGCCTGAACTTTTTAAACGCATTGATGACATTTGCGTTATTTGCAATCAGTCAAGATACGTTTATGGAAACCCATAAAAACAAAGCCACACTTATTAGTGAGGCAATGCTTGTCATGAGTTAAAAACCGTTTTTCGCTTATTATATCAGTACAAATATAAACGAACAAAATAAAAATTCAAATGAATAACAATTTTAAAGGATGCGGCTCTTGTGGTAAGCCATCACGACCAGCAGTTAGACCAACATCAACAAGACCACGACCAACATCAAGACCTAAATAGACTATTAAAGAGAACATTTTTGAAACTCAAGTCGTATATTAATTCTACATTGCAGGGCGATATGAAATCCATTGCAATAGAAGTTTTATGCTTGAATTTCAAAAAACATGTTCTATTGATAACCGTTGTAGGTGGATTTTCAATTGGTGCTTTTACAGGATTCGTAGAGGATTGGATTTTCTCTCCTGCGGCATCATTATTCGCCTTGCTTGCGCTCATTGCTGCTGACCATATTGCTGCGCTTGTTTTAGCTTGGCGAAGGGATGCAGTTGACACAAGGAAGGCACTATCTATCTTTTGGAAGTTATTATCACATATAGGCTTGTTGATGTTTGCTAATAATCTTGCTAAGGGTAGCGTGTTTCTTGGATGGCTAAATGAAGGTATCTTTGTTCCAATTGTCCTTGTTAACATGCTTTCTTTGATTAAGAATCTTTCCTTGCTTGGATACATTAAGAGGGATTTTGCTACTTGGATTAACAAAAAAGTTGACACATATAAAAATGAGAGTATATCTAACCATACAGATAATAGCAATAATAGCAATCCTTAATTCTTGCATGAGCGTGGAAAAATGCAATGAGCGTTTTCCTCCTGAGAGAGAAATTAAGACCTATTACAAAGACACAGTAATTATTACTCAAACGAGAACTTTTGATACTCTTGTTCAGTATAAAAGACTTGACACCTTAATTATCCATGACCATCAGACGGACATCAGGACGGAGCTTATGTTCCTTCCTGGTGATTCTGTTTTTGTTGAAACCACTTGTCCTCCTGATACAGTTAGGGTTGAAAAGGTGCTTGAAATCATCAAGGAAAAGGCTATTGAACAAGTCGATGAAACAAAAAATGCTATTCGTTGGATAGCCATATTCTGTTTTGCACTATTTTTAGCAATAGGCTCTATCGCTTATCTGATTAAAACAATTAGAAAGAAATGACGATTCAACAGACCATAACAAAGTTGAAGAAACTTGATAATTTGCTTGCTAATCAAGCAAATAAGATTCTTTTAACTCCAACAAGAGGTATGGAAGGAATCATGAAAGAGCGTATATTTATTTATGGAATAAATTCAGACGATAATCCTATCGGTATTGGATACTCTGCCCTTTGGGGTGATATTCGTAAAAAGAAAGGTCTTCAAACTGATTTTGTTGACCTTAAATTTAGTGGAAGACTTAGAAAAAATATGACCACCAAAGTTCAAGATGCAAATAGCGTTGTTATTATGATTGACAATGATTTTGATTACAAAAACAAGGCTATGAAACAAGAGGATATGCGTGAGTTTTATATATTTAAGCCAACTGAGGATGAGGTCAGTATTTTAGAGGA